AATTGGAATATGGTCTGAGGACTTAAAGAATGAAATCATTATGAATGAAGGTTCTATTCAAAACATCAATTTTAATAATTATTTAGATCCTGAGGATAAGAATTACAATAAGAAGGTGAAACGAATTGAACATTTAATCCCTAAATACAAAACAATTTGGGAGATTTCGCAAAAACAACTTATTGACATGGCGGCAGACAGAGCACCATTTATTGATCAATCACAATCAATGAATATCTATATGTCAAACCCAACATTATCAAAAATTACCTCATCACACTTCCATTCATGGGAAAAAGGATTGAAAACTTTATGTTATTATGTTAGAACTAAAGCAATTTCGACAGGGGCGAAACACTTGGCGTTGGATATGACTAAAAGAGATAAACCAAAAGTTACACCAGAACCACCAAAAGTTGATTATACAAATATGAACTTACCACCAAAACCTGATAGTTCAGAGTTTGAGTGTTTTGGGTGTTCATCGTAAGATGGATTGCGTATCATCAGAGAATCCCGGCTAAGTCGGGATTTTTTATTTTCTAATGTATTTATTCAAAAATTATTGAGAGTATATTTATTGAATATGGCAAATGGAATAACATATGGTTTAACTTTCCCGTTTAGAGATTCATTCGTTGGTAGATATTTGGATACTTCTAACGATAGTGATGAGGAAATAAGAAGTAATCTTGTACACTTATTATTAAGTAAAAAAGGAACAAGGTATTTTTTACCTGATTTTGGGTCAAGATTGTATGAATATATTTTTGAACCATTAGATGGACCAACATTTAGTGAAATTGAAAGTGAGATAAGGGATTCGGTTGGTAAATATATGCCAGGTATCCTGATTACTAACATTAAGATCACAGATGCTTCAATGGGGGAAGAAAATCAAGGAACTTATATAAACCAATATGGTGAGAAAGAATTTACAGTTCCAAACATTGCTCAATTAGAACATACGGCAAAAGTAAGAATTGATTATAGAAACACTAATAACGCTTTCAATTCAAGCGATTTTGTAATTATCAATATTTAATAGTATATGGCGAATAAAAAAATATCGTACACAACGAGAGATTTTGCGGGAATAAGAACTGAACTTATTAATTTCACAAGAACTTATTACCCTGACCTTGTTCAGAATTTTAATGATGCTGGGGTATTCTCGGTTTTATTAGATTTAAATGCTGCGGTAACTGATAACTTACAGTTTCAGATTGATAGAAGTATACAAGAAACTGTTCTACAATACGCTCAACAAAAATCATCAGTTTATAATATTGCAAGAACGTATGGTTTAAAGATTCCCGGATCAAGACCATCTGTTGCTTTAGTTGATTTTTCTATTACTGTTCCTGCTTTTGGGGATAAAGAAGATTTAAGATACTGTGGTATTTTAAGACGAGGATCTCAAGTAAATGGTGCGGGACAACCATTTGAAACAGTATACGATATTGATTTTGCATCCCCAACGAATGCTGAGGGGTCACCAAATAGATTGAAAGTACCGAATTTTGATTCAAATAATAATATCATTAATTATACAATAACTAAAAGAGAAGTTATTGTTAATGGTATAACAAAAGTTTTCAAAAGAGTAATTACCCCAAATGATGTTAAACCATTCTTTGAATTATTTTTACCTGAAAAAAATGTTTTAGGTATTACAAGTGTTTTACTTAAGGATGGGACACAATACACTTCACCACCTTCGGCTCAAGAATTTTTGGGGTTAGAGAATAGATGGTATGAAGTACAAGCTTTGGCTGAAGATAGAGTATTTATTGAGGATCCAACTAAACCATCCGATCAACCGGGTATAAAGGTTGGAAAGTATGTTGTAACAAATACTAAATTTATTAGTGAGTTTACACCTGAAGGATTTTGTAAATTAACCTTTGGTGGTGGAAATGTATCGGCAGAAGAACAATTAAGAGAATTTGCAAGAGATGGTGTTGGTTTTGACTTAAACAAATATGTTAATAATTTAGCTTTAGGTAGTGCGTTGAAATCAAACTCTACTTTATTCGTACAATACAGAGTAGGTGGAGGTCAAGCAACAAACTTGGGGGTTAACATCATCACTCAAATAGGTACGGTATCATTTTTTGTTAATGGTCCGTCAGAATCGATTAATTCAACTGTGGTGAATTCACTTAGAGTAAACAATGTAACTGCAGCTATAGGTGGATCAAATCCCCCAACAACAGAAGAAGTAAGACAATATGTAACTTACAATTTTGCCGCACAAAATAGGGCGGTAACCATTAATGATTATGAATCGGCATTAAGAACGATGCCATCACAATTTGGTGCACCCGGTAAAGTTTCTATTGTTGAAGAAAATAATAAAATAAAAATTAAAATGTTATCTTACGACACTAGTGGTAATTTAACTGAAGTAGTTTCTAACACACTTAAGAATAATGTCGCTAATTATTTATCTAATTATAGAATGATTAATGACTATATCTCCGTTGAGACGGCAAATGTTATTGATTTAGCGATTGATGTTGATGTTGTTTTAGATTCTAGTCAAAATCAAGGGTCTATTGTTGCTAAGATTATTAATATTATTACCGCTTATTTTAGCCCAGCGGTTAGAGGGTTAGGACAAAATGTTTATATATCTGAAATAAGACGATTAATACAAAGTGAAAATGGGGTAATATCTATTTCGGGTATTTTTGTCTATAATAAGGTTGGGGGACAATACTCATCTTCACAAACTTCTCAACAATATGAAGACCCGTCTACAAAAATGATAAAATTAGTTGCGGATACTGTCTTTGCCGAACCTACCCAAATATACCAAATTAGGTTCCCAAACAAGGATATTACGGTTAATGTCCTTAACTTCAGAACGATTAATTTCTCCTGATAATTTATTTTTCAAATAAAAGAATTATTTTTTGAAAATAGGAAATAAACTATTTATCAAGAAAGAATAAATAATGCCAAAATCATATAGAATACGTACAACACCTGGTACTGAGAAGACAATAAATATTCAATTAGAACAGGATTTTGAATTCTTAGAGATATTATCACTTAAGATTAATCAAGGGGACATCTATAATAGAATGTGTTCTGATTATGGTGTTATTATTGGTAGAGTATTGGTTAATAACGGATACGGTGTACCAAATGCTAGAGTATCTGTCTTTATTCCAATTGATGATATTGACATAGATAATCCAATAATTTCTGAACTTTATCCGTATCAAACATTATCTGATGTTAGTGCCGATGGGTATAGATATAATTTACTCCCTAAAGATCCATCATATACAGGTCATGCCGCAACAGGGACTTTCCCGTCTAAAGAAGAAATATTAACTGATCAATCATATGTTGAGGTTTATGACAAGTATTATAGATTTTCCGTAAGAACAAATGATAGTGGTGACTATATGATATTTGGTGTTCCAACCGGAACTCAAACAATATTAATGGATGTTGATTTATCGGATATTGGTTGTTTTTCACTTTCACCACAAGATTTAATTGATTCGGGTGTTGCGGTTGAATCACAAGTTAATGGTTCTAAATTTAAAACATCAACTAATCTTAGTGAATTACCTCAAATCGTTACTTTAAATAAAATTATTGAGGTTGCTCCGTTATGGGGTGAACCTGAGATATGTTTATTAGGTATTACAAGAGCCGATTTTGATTTAACTGCAAGTGCAAATATTTCTATAAAACCAAACGCTGTTTTTATGGGGTCGTTAATCTCAACAACTGATGATGATGCGGTTAGAGCAACAACTTGTAAACCAAAAAATGATACAGGTAATTTATGTGAGTTAATTGCGGGTCCTGGTCAAATACTAACAATTAGACAAACTATTGATATTGATCAAGATGGAAGACCAATTCTTGAAACACATGAATTGGATGAGGACGGTAAAGTCATTGATACTGATGGTGCATTTTTAATAAATGTGCCAATGAACTTAAATTATATTATTACAAATGAATTTGGTGAACAGGTTTTATCCAACGACCCAAAGAAAGGAATACCAACTAAAGGTAAATACAGATTTAAATTTAAATGGCAAAATGAACAAGGTTTACAAAATTCATTTTTAAGAGGTCATTTTTTGGTTCCAAATATAAAAGAACATGGATGGCTAACCTCAGCTATAGATCCATTAATAAACTATCCTACTACACAATATCAATTTACATTACCAAATGGTACTTTAACATCAACTTTTTCATTAAATAATACCTCAACAGGGGGGTTAGTTTTAGATAATAAAATTAACGTTCAAAGTTTCACGGTATTATTAAATGGTAACCCTTATTTTGGTGATTTAGAAAGTATTCCAATTACCGTAATTCCCACAACTGTTACAATAAATGTTGTTCCTACTAACCCCGGAACATTAACTCAATTTAACTATACTTTTTATCAACAACCAACATTTGATGCGTTAAGGTCATACGCTTTTAGTTTAGATTGGAATGATTATGGTGACAACACAACTGTTGTTGGACAACAAATGATACAAGAAGCAATTAATTGTGAAGATAAATTTTATGAATTTAATTATAATAAAATTTATACAACATCAATGTTCTTGGATCGATATAAAAAGGGTGCTGGTAGGGCAAAACACTTAGGTATTAAAGAGATTGATGATAGAACTTGTAAATCTACAGTTAATACATTTCCTGTTAATGATATAATTAGAAACTTTGATTTTATATTTTTCTTATTTAATTTGTTAATGAATATTTTGGCAATACCAATATTAATAATATTATGGATTGCCCATTTTATTGCTTTGATTTGGCCTGTTTTAAAATATTTGTTAATAATATTAGGAATTTATTTTGGATATCAAGCGGTTCAACAGGGAATTGATGTTGTAAATTCAATATTAGAAGGAACTACTGGATTTGCTGTACCTGGAGGACCTGTAATTAATGCGGGTGTAATATTAAGAATTGCCGCACAACTTTTAGCTGCGTTATTTAAGTTGGCTTTATCATTAGCGTTTATTGCGTTTACCGCGATTTATTTAGTTAAGATAAATAATTTTCCAAGATTAGGTTTACCTATGTTATCTTATCCTGAATGTACAAGTTGTGATTGTGATTGTGGTAATGCTGAGATTGATGATGATATTGATGAAAATACGGTAAATGCAAGTATTGAAGAACAACAAAATGGTTTAGACGATAGTAATATACAGTACGCACAATCAACTTCATTTATCGCACCTGTAAATTTAGCGTCATCTTATACGGTACTTCATCCGAACTTAGAAAACTTCCCCGGTGAAGATAGTGATGATAATGATAAAGGGTATTTTTATGCGGCGGGATCTTTA